AATAACCCAGCCGGCTTTCCATAACTTGTCGAGTTGATCGGCTTGTAGCTGTGCCTCTTACCATTGCCGTCTGTGAAGGTGCCGCCCTCGCTGCCCCAGGTGAAAAACTTGCCCTGATACGGATAGCACAAAGGCCGTGCCCCGGAATGACTGCTGACCTGGAAAATGTCGCTGTGATATTCCTTCTGTCTAGCTTTCACTGATTCGATCATCGTGTTGTGGGACGTCGTCCGGACGACCATGCCCATGTAGGCCTCCGGCGTCCAGTGCCGCCCTGCACGGTCAACAAAGCCGTAGATGCCTTTTTCAGACAGCTGCGTGATCGCTTTTTTCATGACCTGCTGCCGGGTTTCGCTGCCGATGACTTGGCCCATCGCTGCGTCGTTAACGACGTTGATCGCTTCTTCAACCTGCCCAGAGTCCAGCTCATATTCCGCCCAGCTCACAACGTTGTTGATCGCCGTCAAATAGGCTGCTTGTGAGCTCTCCAGCATGGTCGTGTTGGTCAGGTTTGCATCATCCAACGCCTGCTGGGAAAGCTGTTCAAGTACTTGCTTGGTATAGGTTTCCGGTGCCTGCTCGATGGCTCCGTTTGTGATTGCTTCTTCTATCAATTTGTCAATGTCGGCCAACGCTTCTTTCGATGCGTCTGACAAGGCCTCCTTGATCACATTTGGAAGACTCTTCAGCGTCGCGTTGATGATCTTGGCGTTTTCTTCTGTCAACTTGCCCATCTCCTTCAGCTTATTCAACTCCCAGTCGGCCGTGCGGATAGCGTTACCGCTTCCCAGGTGTTTCGCAATGTTCTCAACCAGCCGCTCAACACATTCAGCATAGGCCCTCTCAATCGGCGCAGACAGTGCAAACTGCAGCAGTTTCGGATCGACAGCCACTATTCAGTCCCGCCCATCTCCAAAACGTCCAAGAAGTCGCCGGAGACGCTCTTCTCGTCGCCGATCTCCTTCAGTTCCCGCACGGCTTCATCTTCTGTGTAGCCCAGCTTGTCAACAAGGAAACGCTTTTTGCTCATCAGACCGTTGGTGACTAGGGTGATCCCCTCGTTAATGTTGGTCTGGCGGTCCTGCAAGATCGAATCATCAAATACAACCTTGCTCTCCCATCCCTGATCAGCCAGGCTCTGGATCTTATACCCTTCCCAACTCAGCCCGTACAGGCCGGCCACTTCAATGATGGCGTCAACCACTTGATTGATAGCTAACTTGACCTGTAACTGATGGCTCTTGATAGTCTTGTAAGTCTTACTGTTCTCACTGATAACTTCTGTGGCCGTCTTCAGCCCCTGCGCTCGATCAAAGGTAAAAGTCCCTGCACTGAATCCGACCTGCAAGCAGAGGATGGACAAGAAGGCGTTAATCGCTGCGACGTGTTCATCGACCCGCAGCTCGACGCTATTGTCAGTGATCTTCAGATCTTCTGAATTGTCCGTGTGCAGTGCTTCGTAGGTCTCGTCGGATGCGTCAAAATATCTGACCATCTCTTGGGTCTGTGGATTGATGACCGTCCGGATGCACTGCGCCGGAACGATGATTCGCTTCTTACCAAGCCTGAATTCTCGAATAAATGAGTCGTAGCAAATATCCAGCGCCTTCAGCGTACTCAGTGCATTGGCATAAACTGACACACCCAACGGGCTGTTGTCGTCGATGTTGTTAGCCACTGCCGTGCGGTAGTAAGCAAACAAGCTTGCGCTGATGCCCTGTACTGACGTTTCCTCATTCAGAAACGGATAGATCTGTTCCAGCGGATAGCGGAACCCCAGAATGTCCTGCGGTTCCACATTGCCCTGGTTCTCCATGATCTCTGTCCGATACAGCTCATTTGTAATCCAGTAGGTCAGCCCGTCCCACTTATGCCACTCCAGGCGGGTATAGTAGTAGCCGTCCTTTGCTTTCTTTTGTTGGGCGGCTGATGAACACGCCATCCGTAACTCTGGCGTTGTCCCATCCAGTCGGGACAAACTGATCGGCCATGCAGAACCCTAACCGAATCTGGCCCGAATTGGGGATCGGGTTGCCGTTGCTGTCCCTTTTCTCGTCATACCAGACTTTGATTGCCCCGCCTCCCAGCGCCAGGGATTGCTCTATATGCTCTTGCATCTTCTGCCAAAAGTTATTTCTCGCCAGGACGTCATGCACAAAATCGTTCAGCGGTTGGATCTCGCCGTCTCCCTGGGTTACATGCACCTCGCACTGTTCCGACCAGA